TGTCAGATTTAGAGGAAGCATTAAATCCGTCGCGCCTCCAATCAAAATGGGAAGCCTATGTTAACCAGTTGAAAGACCGTAAGAAATTAGGAGCAAAAGAAATACACGTGGCAACTAGATGGTCTGTTGCAGATCCAATTGGTAGAATTAAAGAATTGTATGCTAATGATCCAAGATACAGAGAAATTATTATTCCAGCATTAGATGAAAACGAGAAGTCTAACTTTAACTATCCATTTGAAGTAGGATTTGACGAGGAATACTATTATGATATGCGTAAAACAACAGACGCAGCAACGTGGAGTGCTAAATACCTAGGTCAACCCTATGAGCGTGAGGGCCTATTGTTCCCAGCAGATGATCTTAAATACTTTAATGGCACATTACCACCAGAAAAATCACTAGTCAAAATTTTTGCTTTTTGCGACGTGGCTTGGGGTGGAGGAGACTATGTTTCTATGCCTATTGCCTATGAGTATGAGGACGGAGCAATATATATACCAGATGTAGTATTTACTAACGGAGATAGAAATATATCACAACCCATAGTGGCAGGTAAACTAAAACATCACAGACCAGCCGAAACAGAATTTGAAGCCAATAACGGTGGACAAGAATATGCCTATAATATAGATGATATGTTGAAAGCAGATGGCATTAACTTAAACATCAATCATAGAAATAAGCCTGCAACGAAATCTAAATTGTCGCGTATTATTGAGGAAAGTCCTAATATTAGAGAGGTCTATTTCTTAGATCAAAAAAATAGAACACCAGAGTATGAGGCATTTATGCAAAATTTAACATCATTTGTTCAAACAGGTAAAGTTAAGAATGATGACGCTCCTGACAGTATGTCAGGGTTGATGAAAATGAGAAAGACTGTCTCGCGCGAAATAAAAATTTTTAATAGATTTTAGTTGACAAATATGTGTAAATATGTTATAATATACTATAAGAGGGTCTCTTGAGCCAACGTGTTGAGCAAAATATAGTAGACCTAAGGAGGGCAACACCCTCCTCATGCGCTTTGTGCGCACTCATCTCTTTTCTCCTTGTGGGGTGTAGTTCTCACTTAGGTGGGAATTATACTCCTACAAACTAAACTATTGACAAAAGAGATAAAATGTGGTATAATATACATAACAATGGGAGTAGTGTAAACTTTTTCCATTTTAGTGCGTAAAGGAGGATTTAGATGGCATTAGAATTATACGGTCGTAAAAAGTTAACCTTTTCTGGTGCGATCAACAACCTAGACGACGCAAAGAAAGCCATTCAGCAAAATTATATTGCTCATACTATTAACGTATTTGAAATTAATTATCTATGGGAATATTATTTAGGTAAACAAGACGTTCGCAACAGAACAAAAGAAGTTCGTAAAGATATTCTTAAAAATACAGTTGTAAATCACGCTAATCAAATTGTTTCTTTCTTCTCAAGTTATGCTTTTGGAGAGGGAACACAATATGTAAAACGTGGACACAATGTCTACGATATGAAAAATGATACTACATCAGATATTGCCAAAATTAATGCTGGACTGGCATTTAAAGATAAGCAAGCCAATGACATAGAATTGGCCAAATACTTTCTAACAACTGGCGTGGGGTATAGATCAATTTTTCCAGCAGACGTTATAGAGGAAGAAGAATTACCTATAAATATAGGCGTTCTTGATCCAAGACAAACTGCTATTATATATTCTACCGATATTATTCCTAAGCCACTATTAGCCTTTAGTTACGTCGAAGAAATAGACAGCAAAGGTGCTAAGGTTTACATCTATTATATTTACACAGATAAATATTATTGGCAAGTTAAGAGTTCTGTTAAAGATAATACATTATCGTGGGTTACTACATTAGACAGTAGAACATTAAATTTAGGTTACATTCCTATTATAGAATATAATGCTAACCCCGAACGACAAGGTGTATTTGAAATAGTTATTCCTATTCTAAATATGATCAACGAAGTTACATCAAATCGTGGTGAGGGAATAGAACAGTTTATTCAGGCTTATTGGAAGTTTGTTAATACAGACATTACAGAGAGTGAATTACTACAATTTTTAAAATCTGGCGCCATCGTTCTAAAATCTGGACGAGACGATAGATTTCCAAGTGATGTAGATTTAATCAAACAAGAATTAGACCAAAATGGCGTTCAAGCATTTATTGATGATCTTACTCAAAAAATGTATGAGATTACGGGTGTTCCAGATAGGCGTAATGCTACGTCGGGTTCAACTGGCGCGGCAAATAAAACTTCTAACGGTTGGTATGATACTGACAATAAGACGAATGCCTTAGAGGGAATGTTTATCAAGTCTGAAAAGCAATTCTTACGAGTTTTGTTATCAATTACAAAACGTTTAAGTAAAAGAGCAGAGGACTTTAAGAACACAAACTTAGCAGATATTGATATTAAGTTTAGTAGAAACAAAACAGACAATATACTAGTTAAGACACAAGCCCTAATTCAATTATTAGAAGCAGGGATTAACCCTCGTATTGCTATTAGTGTTGTAGGACTATTCAACGACCCAGAAGCAGTTTATGAGGAAAGCAAAGAAACACTGGCTGCAAAAGCCAATAAAATAAATACAAATCCAAATCCGTCTGCTGAGACGATAAACACAGAGGAGGAGTAAATTTATGAAAATAGATTTTAAAGCATTATTAGGCGAAAAATACACGGACGAAATCGCCATCGTCTTAGATGGAATATCAGAAAAGTTATTACCAAATGACGGTTCTTACATTCCAAAAATTAGATTTGATCAAGTTAATGAAAAATTAAAAGCAGCACAAGAAGAAGCAGAGAAAGTTCGCGTTTCCAAACTATCGGAGGACGAAAAGAATGCTGAAAAAATTGCGAAAGCGGACGCTACTATTAAAGAATTCACGATCAAATCAAACAAGTTAGAAGTAGAAAAGGTATTTGTCAATGCTGGTATTAAAGATTATGCAGCATATATCGATAATATAGTTGGCGAAAACTTAGAAACTTCATTAAGTGTTGCTAAAAGCATAGCAAAAACTGTAACGGACAGTTTGACAGAAAAGAATGCTGAAATTGAAAAATTGAAACTATTAGGAACGCCTCAACCACCTGCGGGCGGTAGTGGAGAGCCAAAGAAACCTAATAAGTTAAATTATACAGAATTAGCAGAATTAAAAGCAAATAATCCTACAGAATACGACGCTTACATCGCTACACAATCTACAGAATAGAAATATAAATTGAAAGAGGAAATAAAAAATGGCAAATTTCACAAAATTAGAAAACTTATTTAATCCAGAGGTCTTACAAAGAGGTATTGATACAGAATACCCTAAATATTTAAAGTATATTCCACTTGCACAAGTAGATACAACTTTAGTAGGTAAGGCTGGAGACACAATTACTATGCCTGCGTTCAGATATACAGGAGACGCAGTACCAGTAGGTGAGGGAGAGTTAATCCCATTAGACAAACTTGCACATTCAACTCGTGAAGTAACAATTGGTAAATTCGGTAAAGCGATCCAATATACTGACGAAGCAATGTTGTCAGGTTATGGTGACCCAGTAGGTCAAATTATTAAGGAGCATTCTATTGCTCACGCAAACAAATTAGACAATAAAATTGTAGAAGCATTAAAAGACGCAGTTTTAATTAACAAATATGGTGCTAGTGGCACACTATCTAGTGATGTTATTGCTGACAGTTTAGCACTATTTGGCGAAGATGAACCAGCAGTTTTATACGGATTTGTTACTGCGGCAGACTTAGCAGTTCTTAGAAAGAACGAAGATTGGATCAAAGCAACAGACATTGGCGCACAAATCTTAATTTCAGGCGTTAGAGGTCAAATTTGGGGTGTTAACTTAATTGTCTCAAACAAATTGGCCGCTGGAGAAATGTTGATTGTAGCACCAGACGCAGTTCGTGTAGTTATGAAGAGAGACGTATTGGTTGAAACAGAGAGATTTGCACGTAAAGGTGTAACTGAAGTTGTATCAACTACTCTTTATGCAGTATACTTATATGATGATAGTAAGGTTGTTAGACTTTCTAAAGAAGCCGCAGATACAATGGTTACCTTATCATTTAACGTAGACGGCGGTAGACCAGTTGCAGATCAAGTTATTGTATCCGGATCAGCACCAGTAGAACCTATGGACCCAGCAAAAGTGGGATTTGTATTTGATGGTTGGTATGGTGAAGCAGCATTAACTACTCCATTCAACTTCGAAGCATTATTATCAGCAGACGCTGTAGCATATGCTAAATGGATTGCAGAATAATATAGTTTAAAATTACAGTTTTACGGTTCTGTTTAAAAACCGTAATTAACAATTTGAACGGAGGAAAAGTATGGCAATCTTAAACGTTGATTTATTGAAAACTAAATTGCAGGTAACTGACAATGAACAAGATGGTCTATTACAGATCCTAATCGATCAAGCAAAAGATACTGTTACTAAAGAATATTTTGGTTATAGTGATATTCCAGAAGATTGGATTTTCCCCGAAAGTTTTACCTATGTAGGTTTAGAAGTAGCCACTTACCTATATAATAAGGTAGGAATAGAGGGGCAAGTTTCACATAAAGAACAAGGCATTGAGAGAGTTTATGCAGAGGGCGGCGTCCCTAGACATTTATTCGATCAATTACCAAGAAAAGTGAAAACATTTGGTTTATGAGAAATCAATTAAAGAACATAACCTCTATAAATTATAAACATTTATTAGATGAGTTGGTTGAAAAGCAAGATAGCAATGGCTACTATACTGGCGAAAAGGTTAATGTTTATGGGCCAGTCAAACAAATTCGTGTAGTTATAAATTTTCAAAAAGGAAAAGTGTATAACGAACAATTTGGACTAATGTATGAATATGCTGCAAGTTTACAACATACTGGTTCAAAAGTATTAGTAGAGGGAGATCTAGTTTGGTTACAGACAGACACCTCAAATGATCCAGATTACATTGTAAAAAGTGTAATCCCTAGTTTAAATTCCACTCTATATCATTTAATTAAAAAAGAGGCTTAATATGGCTAACTTAAAAAGAAGTATGAGACTAAGCCCAAGTTCTCTTGGAAAACTAGTTGATCACTTAGAATTAGAATATAGAGAAAAAAGAAAACGAGACATAATATTAGATTTCTTTAATGAAATCAAAGATGATTTAGTAAATATCATTAGAACTAGTATCGAAAATAATGTTGAAAGCCGTAAGGATTATAGTGGTGTAGGAAAACTTAAAGACGGTATTGCATATGTTATTGATACAAAAAATCTTGAACTAACCTTGTTTACGGATAACAATAGTGCTGAAAATTATGCAGCGTATGTTGAATTCGGAACAGGTGTCGTAGGGGCAGATGGAGATAAGAGCCTAATTGCTCCAAAATTTGGATGGGAACACGACATACACGGGCATGGCCTATATGGCTGGGTCTACTATGATGAACGTGAGAACAGACTTAGATGGACTAGGGGTCAAGAGGCCGCGCGATTTATGGAATTTTCCGTGCTAGATATAGATAGTTACTTAGAAAAGAAATATCAAACATACAGTTATAAGGGCGGTGTAAAATGATTAATATAGAAAATCAAGTATATACATTAATTAGATCCGCTATTCAACCTTACAGTGCAGAAATAGGCTCAATATACACCGAAAGCCCATCTAAATTTCCTTATGTGTTCTTTACAATGACAAACAATCTTGTATTTGAACGCGGTTCAGATAGTGGAGATATAGAAAATTTTGCAAACCAAAATTTTGAAGTTAATATCTATACCAATAGTGATGACAAAAAGAGTTTAGCCAATTCTATTGCAGATACAATAGACACTAAACTAAAGTCATTAGGTTTTAGACGAGTATTTTACTCGACAGTTCCTAATTTTAGGGACAACAATATTTACAGACTTATTCTACGCTATAGAGTTATCGTAGGAAAAGACAATACTACGTATTACGTATAAAAAAAAAAACAAAATAAAAATTATGGAGGAACATAAAATGGCAATTTTAACTCATCAAACTTATTTATACTCAGGCGCAACGGCCTCAGCATTAACTAAGTTAATCGACATCAAAGATTTCCCTGCATTAATTGAACCAGCAGAAGCAGTAGAAACAACTACTCTATCAGATTTGGCTCAAACATATATTAAGGGTATTAAAAGTTCTGGCGGTCAATTAGACTTTACGGCTAACTTCACTGGCGACGATTGGGACGCAGCAGCAACAAGAATAGCAACAGACAAGTTTTTCGAATTAAGACTTAGTGATGGTTCAGTATTTGAATTTCAGGGTGCATTTGATTTATCATTATCTGAGGGTGGCGTAAATGCTCCTGTAGAAATGGTTATATCTGTATATCCATCAAGTGAAATTACTAAGAAATTTCTAGGAGTATAATTCCCACCGCAGAATAGCAGAAAAAAAAAAATATAAAGGAGAAGTAGAAAATGAAAGAACAATTTATTTTAAATGGCAAGAATGTAGTCATTCCAGAATTTACATTCAACACAGTCGTTCAATTAGAGGAAATGGGAATTTCTTTAGCAGAGTTTGGTAAATCTACTCTTAGATTTGTCAGAGCAGTAATCGCAGTGGCATTAGATGTTTCTGAAAAAGAAGCAGGGATTGCTATTGACAAATACGTTATAGACGGTGGAGATTTAACCGAATTATTTGAGGTCGTATCACAATCAGTGGTAGATAGTGGTTTTATCAAAGCCCTAACGAGCAACAAAGAGTAAGTTCTAACGAACAAAAGGTAGTAAATGAGGACAATTATGCGAGTATAACTGACCTTATTAACAAAGTCTACCTGCCTCAAGCATTATCAATAGGTGTGGATTACAAAGATTTTTGGGAATTAACGCCAAAGAAACTACAACCGTTCGTTAAAGCAAAAGAACAAGAACTCCAATTACAAACGAAAATGGTAAACTATGAGGCGTGGCTAAATGGTCTATATATTAGACAGGCTATCGCCTCTGTTTTTTCTAAAAGCGGTAAATACCCAGAAAAGCCTATTGAAACTGGCTCAACTGACAGCAATTCTCAAAATACCGAGATGGACTTCAAAGCAAAATTTGAAGTATGGGCAGCAATTCACAATGAAAAATATAAAAAGTAAAGCGGGGGTAATATATAATGGCATATGAAGTAGATAGATTAGAGATAGTTATTGAAACGGCGACACAAAAAGCCAATAAAGAATTAGACAAGTTAATATCTAAACTAAACCAAGTTTCTACTTCATTAAGATCTGTTGCCTCTGCCGCTCAACAAATTAATAAAGTAAATAACGCCATTTCAAAGTCAGCCCTAAAAGCAAATCAAGCGGGCGCGGCGACACAAAAAATGGCGCAACAAATTAGAACATCCAGTGATAGTATAGTTAATTCGTCTGCCATAGAACGAATGGAATTAGAAAAGAAGTATAGAGTATTAAATACTCTTTTAAGTGTATATAGCGGTCTTAACAAAAATATGAAAATGATTGGTATGCCTATGCCTACAAATGGAGACACTTTATCTCTACAAGTAGGTAATGCTTCCGATCAATATAGGCAGTTTACAGAACAAGCCTATCAGACACATCAAGCAGAACAAGAAAATATGGCAAGAACCCGTGCGGCTTGGCAAGCATTCATTGAACAAATGAAAGAAGCCTTTGCTCGTATTAACTTGATGTCAGAGACTTATTCAGAGTTAAACGCTAAAGTGGCAGATTATGATGGTGCAGTAGCGTCTGCAATGAATGCTGTGGTAAAATTGAGAGGAGCAACTGAGGAATATAGAGTTGCACTAGAGGGTGTTACAGATGTAACCAATCTATCTCAAGAAAGACAAGCCGAAATAGCAGAAGCCTATAAAAAGGTTGCTAATGCGGCTTCAGAAGCAGCGGCGGCACAAGAAATTCTAAAGGCTGCTGAAACACAAAATAATGCTGGATTTGGTATGTCGTCTTTAATTGGTAAAGATATTAACAAAGAGATGGCACAATTTAATGCAGAGTATACTAAAGTTAGATATAATGCTGCAGAAGTTAATCAAGAAATTGAAAAACACAAAACAGGTTTTAATGGAACAAATAATTCCTTATTAAAGTTACGTAGAACACTATTAAACATTTTAAGTTTAGTTTATGTTATTCGTAAAGGCTGGAACTATATCAACAAAGCACTAGACTTTGGTGAAACGATCAACTTATTCCAAACGGTATTTAGAAAGATCGGTCTAGACGCTGGTGAACAATTCGAGTTTGCTTTCTTAGAGAGAGCAGAGGAGTTCAGAGACACATTAGCCAATGTTTTATCTCTTGATCCAAACGAAATAATGAACTATATGGCCAACTTTACACAAATGGCCAATTCTATGGGATTAGTAAGCGAAAGTGCTTATAGGATTTCAGAAAGTTTAACCTTATTAGGTGCCGATGTAGCCTCATTATTTAATATAGACATAGATAGTGCTATGGAACGTTTAAAAGCAGGTCTTTCTGGTCAAATTCGTCCAATGAGAATGCTCGGGGTAGATATTTCTAAGACATCTTTACAGATGATCGCTTTGAAGTATGGTATTACCGACAGTATTGAAACAATGGACGCTGCCGCTAAGGTTCAATTAAGATACTTAGCAATGACAGAACAATTAACGATTGCAATGGGAGATATGGCTAGAACTCTTGACAGCCCAGCCAATCAGTTAAGAATTTTACAGCAACAATGGACTAACTTTTCTAGAACACTAGGGACAGTTTTTGTTCCTATGATTACCAAGATTTTACCTATTTTAAACGGTTTAGTAATGGCTTTAGGAAGTTTAACAGGATCTTTAGCAGAAGTAGCAGGTTACTCTGACCCAGATTTCACAGATGAAACTATTTATGCACTAGAGGGCTTAGATGACGCAGCAGATGAAGCAGACGACACCCTACAAAAATTAAAAGCCACTTTAGGTGGATTTGATGAATTAAATATATTATCTACATCTGGTGGTGTTGAAGATAAGACTGGTTCTGGTTATGCTACTCTAGATGAGGCAATTTTAAAATCAAATGAAGCCTATATGAAAGCATTGAATGAACAAATTGGCTTAATGAATGACAAAGCAAAAGAATGGCAAAATAGATTTAAGACTATTCTTCCTATAATTTTGAGTGTTAGCGGTGCTGTTTTAGGTTTAACACTGGCTATTAAAGGTCTAGCGGCAATAGGTGGATTATATACGGCCTTTACCGCCGCTGGTGGAGGGCTTAAAGGTTTAACTTCTGCTATTCCGTTACTTGGTAAATTGGCAGCAGGTTTTAAAGGTATAGGTGTTGCAATTAAGGCTGTGGGAGCAGGAATAGTAGCACATCCTGTCGTAGCGGTCATTGCTGCAATAGTGGCAATATTAGTATTACTTTACAAAACTAATGAGGATTTTAGAAATAGTGTAAATAATTTATTCAAACAGTTTCAACCAGTGATTGACGCACTAGTTAATGGGTTTAAGACATTGTGGAATTCCTTAATGCCAATCTTTATGGGATTAAAGGACACTTGGCAAGAGTTCGGCACAATCTTAGCAAAAGTTATAGAATTTATTACACCTGTCATTACGCTTTTTGCAAACCAATTTGCAATTGCCATCACATTTATTATGAATGCATTGGCTGGAATTATTGACTTCTTAGTAGCAGTATTCTCTGGAGACTGGGACGCGGCTTGGGCGGCGATTATGGGAATTTTTGAGGATTATTGGAATGCACTTGTAGATACATTTAATAATATTGCAACATTCTTTGCTCCAATTATTGATTGGGTAGTAAATGCAGTTAAGGTTGCTTGGGAAGCCATAGGTTCATTCTTTGAGGGTGTTTGGCAATTCCTATTAGATGGCTGGAATGCTTTGTGGAAAGGTATAGAGACAGGTATTAATTTGGTTATTAACCTTATTGCTTCAATGATAGAGGGCGTAATAGTATTCTTTATTAGACTATTTACAGAACCTAAAGAACTATTGAAAGATATAATCCAATTTGCAGTTGATACATTTGAAAACTTTAAAACTATTATAGGCAATATAGTAAATGGTATTATTAACTTTTTTAAACCACTTGGAAACTTTTTTGGATCAATGTGGGATGGATTAGTTGATGGTTTAGTAAAGGCTTGGGAGTTTATCAAGAATATCTTTAAAGGTATAGGAGATTGGTTTGGAGACCTAGGTTCTGGTATAGGTAAAGTGTTTAAAGATTTAATCAACAAACTTATAGATGGTATAAATGCTGTTATGGAAGCACCATTCAATGCTATTAATGGTATTCTAAGTAATATTAAAGGTATAAGCATATTAGGTGCAAAACCATTCGATTGGGTTGGCACTGTTCCTGTTCCACAAATTCCAAAACTGGCAGATGGTGGTATCGTAGATTATGGGCAACTATTCGTTGCACGTGAGGCTGGGCCAGAATTGGTGGGTGGCTTTGGCAATAAGACTGGTGTAATGAACAATGAGCAAATTGTAGAAGCGGTGAGTGCAGGTGTTGCAGAAGCCGTAGCACAAGTTATGAGCCAAGTAAACTTTGGTAGTGATGGTGAAAGGAATATTAACGTATTCTTAGATGGACGCCAAATTACAAGTGCTGTTGAGCAAAATAGACGACAACGCGGTGTAAGTATTGCAAGAGGGGGGAATAAGTAATGGCTTTAATTACAATTAATGGGGTCGCACTTAAAGACCCCTCCACTTACAGTGGACAAACTTCCACACTTGTGGACGGTGGACGTAACACTGAGGGCTTCTTTATAGGCGACGTAATTAGATACGATATGGCTAAAGTAGAGGCTTCTTGGAAAATACTATCAGACGTAGAATGGTCTAATATATTAAAATTATTCAATCCTACATATGGGGGAGCGTTTATAGTAAGCGTAACATTTTTAGACCAAGTTACAAATACTTATCAGACACGTGAAATGTATGTGTCCGATAGAAAATCATCAATAAAGGTAATCAAAGAGGGCAATAAGATATATTATCAAAATCCAAGTTTAAGTTTAGTAGAGGTGTAAAATTATGAGAGAAGTTAGTCAAAAATGGCTAAATAATCAAAATAAAACTTTAAGAGATCAGGGACTTTTACGCCTTGACTTTTTAAGTGCACACAACAATAACGCTTATGCCCATATTATTCCTACGGGTTCTGACGCAAGCAAGTCTAACATAAACGAAATTAAAGAAATTTACCCATACGGCGCGCCAAATAAAAATTTAGCAATGCCAAATTTAATGGGTAAAACTTATTTGGGTGATGGGTGGTATAGAATAGATAACTCAAACGGAGTATCACTAGACTACAACTTGTTCAGTGGAAATTTTATGTTGAATGGAACGCTTACTAGTCAAACGGGAAGAAGAGTAACGGTAGACTTCGCTATAGACGGAACTTATATTTACTCATACAGATATGTTTCTGGAACAAAAAATAATTTATTTTCAACACAATTTTATTCAAGCCCAAACGATTTGTTTAATTTAATAATTGGCAGCAATGAAGCATACAATTCTACGCAAACTGTAATAAATAGGACGGGCTTTATAAATATTTACTTTGGAACAGTTGGTCTTTCATTTAACAACTTCACATTTAAACTACAACTGGAACAAGGTTCAACGGCAACCGACTATGTTGTTCCTCAACCAAACACGGGTTATGTCTCTACTGCCGTTTCTGACGCAGATGGTAATTATGATGGCAACCTTGTGCCAATTGAAGTGAATGTAGAAAACTATCGTTCACCTTTAAACGGTCTAACAATAACTTGGTCTGAAAACTTCGGACACGCGGTAGACTATTCAATAGAATATAAGGGTGAAATTTACACATATTTAAACAACACAAAAAAGACAGTCTTTGTGCCAATTATAGTAGAAAATACGCCTGACGCGAATTTTAAAATTAGGGTTAACAAGTGGTCTCAAGGTGGCGAACCTATTAGAATAGAACGCATATTTGTAGGACTACACATTATTAACTATCAAGATAGGATTTTCAGTTATACCAAAAAACGTGTCAATGACGTCTTGTCCTTAGAGTTACCTCAAGATGAAATCAATTTTGAATTAAGTAATATAGACAGAATA